AAATATAAAATCTTTAATTACTAAAATTGAAAAAAAATTAAGTGAAGTAGAATCATCTGCAAAAGATTTAGGTGTTGATCCTAAAAATGTAAAAGGTTATGACAAACTTAGTAGAAGTTCAAATCAAGTTTTAAAAAATTATGATTCTTATGTACAAAGAGCAAATAAAAATTTGCGTAGTTTAATAATGAGCTAATATATGAAACAATTCGAAACACCAAGTAAGACAAGTCCTAAGGGTGGACGTAGAGGTTGTTTATGTAAAGATAAAGAAACCTATTCAGTAAAGTGCTGCAAGGGTAAAATAATAAATCAAGGAATCGGTAAAATATAAGTTATGAGTAAAAAAGCAATGGCTAAAATAGTCGAAATCAATAAACAAGAATTATCTTCTGAAAGAGTTCAGTTAGCTTTAGATTTAGGAGGTTTTAAAAAATATGCAAATAATTTAAAATCTAAATTTTCAGCTTACCAACAAAAATTTATAGTTCTAGACAGAATGGTAGGAGACATACAAAAAGAAGCAAAAGACCTTGACAAATTGTACGATGTATTTCAAAAAGAAATGGATCAACAAGAGAAAGAGGGGAAAAGACTATCTAATGAATTAGGTATAAAATTTGTCGAAACATCTGTAGGAAAAGAATGGGAAAGAATAGCAGGAGATATTTTATCAGGAGATTACTCAGCTATTAAAAGAGGCTTAAAAATAGATATATCTTAAAAATGCAAATATAAATTTTAACACGTTATAGTAATATGAAATCAACAGAAATCTTAGACAAAATCAAAACTTTCTTAGGAGAGGAAAAAGTAGTAGAAACACAATTAGAAGAAATTACTGAAGAAACTCAAGAGGAAGTAAAGTTAGCACAAGCTAAACTAGACAATGGTACAATTTTAGAAGCTGAGGCTTTTGAAGCAGGAAACGAAATCTTTATTGTTACTGAAGATGACAGAGTAGCAGTACCTGTAGGCGAATATCAAATGGAAGATGGTCAAATGCTCGTAGTAAGCGAGGAAGGAATCATTGGAGAGATAAAAGCACAGGAATCAGAAGAAGAAGTAGAAGCTGAAGAAGAAGTAGAAGCTTATGTATCTAAACAAGAATTTGAATCTGCCGTTGAGGAAATCAAAGGTATGATAAACGAACTGAAGGACAAGAAAGAAGAAATGGCAGAAGTAGAGGAGCAAGTAAAACAAGAACTTAGCGAAACTCCTGCAACTGAGCCTATCTCTCACAATCCAGAAGTAAAACAAAAAGTCAATTTAAAGTTCGCTCAAAACAGAAAAGAAACAACTTTAGATAGAGTAATGAAAAGATTAACTAACAATTAAAATTAAAAAAAATGCCAAACCCAACAATTACAAGTAGTAGTTATGCAGGAGAGTTTGCAGGGAAATATCTTGCAGCTTCTTTATTAACAGCAAAAACTTTAGATGATGCTGCTATAACTATTATGCCAAACATCAAGTACAAAGCTGCTATGAAAGTAGGAGCATTTTCAAACTTAGTAAGAAGTGCAGATTGCGATTTCGATTCTTCGACTTCAGGTCTTACACTTACTGAAAAAGTAATAACTCCAACTGAGTTACAAGTAAACTTACAAATCTGTAAAAAAGAACTTCACGCTGATTGGGAAGCTGCTCAGATGGGATATTCTGCATTTGATAGCTTACCTCCACTATTCTCTGATTTCGTTATCGCAAGAGTAGCTGCTGAAGTATCAAGCGCAACTGAAACTTCTATCTGGAGTGGAGCTGCAGGAGAAGGAAACTTCGATGGTTTAAAAACTTTAGCTGCTGCTGATGGAACTGTAGTAGATGTTGCAAAAGCAACTGTAACTGCTGCAAACGTAGTAACTGAATTAGGAAAAATAGTTGATGCTATTCCAAGTGCAGTTTACGGAGCAGATGACCTACACATTTATGTATCACAAAATATCTATAGAGCTTACGTTAGAGCTTTAGGAGGATTTGGTGCATCAGGTTTAGGAGCTAATGGATATGACAACAAAGGGAACAACCAATCATTAGATGGTTTATTCTTTGATGGTGTTAAAATCTATGCTACATCAGGATTAGCTGACAACAATGCAATGGCTGCAAGATCAAGTAACTTATTCTTCGGAACAGGTCTATTAAATGACAGAAACGAAGTTAAAGTAATTGATATGTCAGATATTGATGGATCACAAAACGTAAGAGTAGTAATGAGATATACAGCAGGGGTTCAAATTGGAATCGGTGCAGATGTAGTTCTTTATTCTTAATATTTTTAACTAACATATAAGAGGGTGGGTATTAATCTACCTACCCTTTTTTAATAACTAACAATTATGGCTTGTACAATAACTCAAGGACGTGCAATACCCTGTAAATCAGGAGTAGGTGGTTTAAAGACTGTTTACTTTGCAGATTTCGGATCACTCGGAGCTGCTGCAGATAGTGCGTCTAAAACCCCTTTTGCATCTGACTTCAATGGTCAAATTGATACTTTTGCTTCCTTAACAGGATCTGCACCATCTTCAAGTGGTGCTTTAAAGAAGTTTGACATTAAAGGTAATTCATCTTTAGAGACTGCAATTAATAGCTCAAGAGAAAACGGAACTACGTTCTACGAATCAACATTAAACTTAACGCTTACTTTCCTAGAAAAAGCTACACAAGAAGAAGTTAAATTAATTTCACACGGACGACCACACGTTTTTGTTGAAGATTACAATGGAAACTACTTTGTAATGGGCTTAGAACACGGAGCAGAAGTAACAGGAGGATCAATCGTAAGTGGTGCTGCTATGGGAGACCTTAGTGGATTTACACTAACTTTAGTATCACAAGAAAGAATACCACCACCATTTGTGTTAAGCACAGAGGTTGTAAATAATTCAGATACTGACCAAATAGCACCTAATTAAAATAATTTTTGTATATTACAAAAGTTTTCATTAATTAATTTTAAAGGGGGAGTTTTAAAGCTCCTCTTTTTTTATACACAAAATCTAAAGTTTGTACGTTATATAAGTATGATACACTTAACGACATCTGCATCGGCTCAAACATTCAAGGTAATACCTAGAAGCTATGCAAGTACTGTAAGTATGATACTAAGAGACGATTCAACAAACACCTCTACAACATACACAGTAAGTACAACAACAAATAAAAATTATTTAGTGATATCAAAAGCATTAAGTCCTAAATTAGTAGAGGGAAGGTTTTACGATCTTACTTTAAAAGAGGGAAGTAATGTAATTTATAAAGACAAAGTTTTTTGTACTGACCAAGCTATATCAAGTTACTCAGTTAATAATGGAGAATACACAACACCAACAGGAAACAATGCTTACGATAATGATTATATAGTAATATGAAAAACAAATCAGATTTAAGTATAGTAAATTTAAGCACTTACACTTCGCCAAGAGTAAAAGAGGTTAGTGGTAAAGATTGGATTGAGTACGGAGGAGATAACAACTATTTCCAATACTTAATAGACAGATACAACGGAAGTCCTACCAACAACGCTATTATAAATGGTGTTAGCGAGATGATTTACGGAAAAGGGTTAGATGCTACCAATTCAAATAGAAAGCCTGACCAGTACGCTCAAATGAAGTCTTTATTTAATAATGATTGTGTAAGAAAATTATGCTATGATCTTAAATTGATGGGACAATGTGCTATACAAGTTATCTATTCAAAGGATAGAAGCAAGATTGTACAATTAGAACATATGCCTATTGAAACTCTTAGAGCAGAGAAGTGTAACGATAAAGGAGAGATAGAGGGTTATTACTATTTTAGTGATTGGGCGAAGTACAAGCGAGGAAACGAACTAACAAGAATACCTGCATTCGGAACTTCTAAGGAAGGACTAGAGATACTTTATGTAAAACCATACAGAGCAGGTTTTAAATATTATAGTCCAGTAGATTATCAAGGTGGTACACAATACGCTGAATTAGAGGAGGAAATATCTAACTTTCATTTAAACAACATTCTTAATGGTCTAGCACCTAGTATGTTAATTAACTTCAATAATGGAACTCCTGATCCTGAACAAAGAGAAATGATAGAGAGAAGAATCTACGAAAAGTTTAGTGGTTCTAGTAATGCAGGTAAATTTATATTAGCGTTTAATGACAATCCAGAAACTGCTGCAAGTATCGAACCTGTACAGTTAAGTGATGCACATCAACAATATGAGTTTCTAAGTTCAGAGAGTTCTAAAAAGATAATGGTATCTCACAGAATTGTAAGTCCTATGTTATTTGGTATTAAAGATGATACTGGACTAGGAAACAATGCAGATGAATTGAAGACTGCTTCTATCTTATTTGACAATCTTGTAATAAAGAGCTTTCAAGGACTTTTAATAGAGGCTTTCGATAAAATACTAGCTTTTAATAATATCTCGTT